CAACACACGATCTGAAATGCATCGTGGGTTTCGTCGTGGGGAACGGAATCGGGACGTACTGGGCCGTGAGGCATAGCCGATGAAAGGCAAAACCTATTTCCTCAGCTTCGTAGAAGAGGCCGTGATGAACCCCGCCTTCTTCGAGTACGTCGCCGGCCGCGTGGAAGTGTACGAGATCGGCTCGGATAATCCATACGCCATCGAGGAGATACGCTTCTTCACGAATAAGCTGAGCGCCTATCACAAGCTACGTGATCGGTTCGACTTCGAGGACGTGACGGCGAAGGGACTGGAGCGGCTACGGAAAGCAATCGCGGCTATTAACGCGAAACCCGATATCCGTTAATAGCGAACGTGCTTATTAAGGTAATCATCATTACCTAGGAATTGTCAGGCATTGCCCCGACACTTATCGCTAAGTGTAGGTATTTTTGTCCATTTTAAGGTTAACCGCCGTTAACCTTAAATCGAGGTTGGTAATCACGACGGGCGGCCATGCGAAGGGCAATTCCCGAGATAATACCGCCCACAAATAAACCATGAGAACAGCGTTCCCCGCACTCATAAAATCCATCAGCGTCAAATCGCTCGTTTCCGGCGACAAGGAGGGGGAGATTAGGCTCCGATTCCTGCCAACGGACGAAGTGATGGATGCACTACAACGGCTTCACAGGGCCGATGAAGAGGTCATGGTGGCAATCGTAAATAACGAAGAGTATCGAGATAATGGGAAAAAAGTTTCAACCGGGAAATCCAGGAAAACCGAAGGGGGCAGTCTCTAAATTTACTTCGCTCAAGGCCGACTGGCTATGGGTTCACAACGCCATCGGCGGACGGAAGCGGCTAAAGGCATGGGCTGAAAAGAATGACCGGAACCTGACGCTCTTCTATCAGATGGAGACCAAACTGTTCCCGCAAGAGGTCAAGCAATCCGGCGAAATCTCGCACGTCCTGTCCTTCGACTTTGGAGAAAATGGCGGGAACGGGCATGAGATTGTATGAAAGTCTTTGGTTACGCACCGCGAGAAAGTCAGCGTTTGATCTTCGCGTCCCCCGCCAGGTTCCTGGCTATGGATGCGGGCAGGAGATGGGGCAAGACGTTGACGGGTCTGAACTGGCTCCTCGAAGGTGTCTGCAAAGTGCCGGGCGAGTATTGGTGGGTAGCACCAATCTACAGCCAGGGCAAGATGGCCTTCCGCACATTTCTGTTGGCGGCGCAAAGGGGCAAGGCCGAGGACGCGTTCAAGAGCGTTTCCCATTCCGAGATGCGGGTCGAATTCGTGAACGGGGCGGCGATGACGTTCAAGTCTGCCGACAACCCCGACAACCTGCGCGGCGAAGGACTTCACCGCGTGGTCGTGGACGAGGCGGCTAGGGTCAAGCGCGAGGTCTGGGAAGAAGTCCTGCGTCCTGCCGTATCCGACACACACGGGCGCGTGCTGTTCATCTCGACACCCAAAGGCAAGAACTGGTTCTACGAACTTTGGACACGCGGACAGGATGCGCTCCAGCCCGAGTTCAAGAGCTGGAAGTTCCCGACGGCGGACAATCCAAAGGTGAGCGCTGAGGACATTCTCCAGGCGCGGCAATCGCTTCCCGTCGATGTATTCAGCCAAGAATATCTAGCCGAGTTTCTTGAGAACAGCGCAGGCGTGTTCAGGAATATCGGGGCGTGCATCGGCTCGCACCGCGAGGAGCCGCTTCCCGGCAAGGAATACTACGGCGGACTGGACCTGGCGCGGCTCACCGACTTCACCGTGCTGACAATCCTGGACGGCGCCGGCCGGCAGGTCTATTGGGACCGCTTCAACCTCCTGGACTGGACGGTCCAAAAGGATCGCATCATTCCGGTCATCCGCAAATACAAGGCAAAGCTCAACGTGGACTCAAGCGGTGTCGGCGATCCAATCTATGAGGATTTACGGCGGGCCGGGCTGAATGTCGAGGGCTACAAGTTCACGGCTGACAGCAAGAAGAAGCTCATCGAGACGCTTATGATCGGCTTCGATCAGCAGAAGATTTCGATCCTGGACGAAGGAGTGCAGAAGAATGAACTGGAGATTTTTGAATATCAGATCGGGTCATCGGGGATGGTCCACTATTCTGCGCCCGAGGGGTATCACGACGACTGCGTCATTTCCCTGGCCCTCAGTTACTGGCTCATTGGAGGGCCGCGAGTAGAGCCCCGAATTTGGAGTATATAGCATGAAACTATTAGGGCTGAACATCTCAAGGGCAAGGGAGCGGAAAGAGGATCCGACATGGAAGTCCATCCTGGCGATGATGTATGGGCAGGAGGCTGTCTGGACGCCCACTGACTACGGCAAGCTGGCGAAAGCTGGGTATCAACTGTGCGCCCCGGCCTTTGCGTGCGTGAGCCTCATCGCCCGCTCCGCTGCGGGGATCTCCTGGACGGTTGGGCGCCAGGCTTCGGACGGCGAGCTGACGGAGCTCGATAACAGCCCACTCTCGGAACTCTTGGCCCATCCGAACGAATATGATCACGGGTTCCAGTTCATCGAAAAGGTCGTGAGCTACAAGCTCTTGGCCGGGAACAGCTACATCCTGCGCGTAGGGATCGGGACGCAGCCACCCCGCTTTCTATACGCACTGCGCCCGGACAGGACGAAGGTCAAGCCTGGTGCGAAGGGCGGGAAGGAACTCGTCGGCGGATACACCTATGAGGCAAACGGCATAACGACGCAACTCAAGCCGGAAGATGTTCTGCACCTACGCGACTTCCATCCGCTTGATGACTTCTACGGCCTGAGCAGGCTTGAAGTTGCGGCCCGCTCAATCGATATCTCGAACTCGTCGGCTGAATGGAATGCAAAGATTCTCCAGAACGATATGCGCCCGCCTGGTGCGCTCGTGCTCACGGGCAATCTGACCGAAGACCAGCGCAAGTTCCTTGAGCGCCAGCTTCGCGAGAAGTACATGGGCTCGGGGAATGCCGGGACGCCGATGATTCTGGAGGGCGGATTCGACTGGAAGCAATTCGCCATATCGCCGAAGGATATGGACTGGGTGAATGCCGATAAGTCCAACCTGCGGCGCATCTGCTCCGTGTTCAACGTGCCCTCGGAACTTCTGGGCGACAGCGAGAATAAGACTTACTCGAACGTTCAGGAAGCGCGGAAGGCACTCTACATGGAGACGGTGCTCCCGATCATGGACAACTTGAGAGACGCGCTGAACGCATGGATTGTGCCGCTTTATGGCGAGGGGATCGTCCTAGATTACGACAGGGACGCTATCGAGGCACTCCAAGAGGATCGGGCGGCCAAGTATGCGTACCTTGCCGCGTCCGATTGGCTGACGGTTAACGAGAAGCGGGAGGCTACGGGATACGACGAAGTGGGGCCGGACGGTGACGTGATCCTGGTGGGGATAGGGAAAATCCCGCTTGAGCAGTCTGTTGCTGAGCCTGAGCCTGTGCCGGAGGCCCTAAACCCATTGGCAAGCACAGGGAAGCCCCAGGATGAAGAAGAGCCAGAACCCGAGGGATCGGGCGCGGGTGCCGACGAAAAGGCCGCTACGGGCCCCCTGGCCACCCCCAGGGCCATTCCCGAGCATAAGGCGACGGGATTCTGGGGCAAGCCCGAACGCAAGGAACGGCTCTGGCTGACGTTCGAGGCGCGGGTCAAGGCACGCGAGAAATCGTTCGAGCAGATGGCCAAAGGCTACCTACGCGCCCAAGCCGATGCACTCCGGCAGAGGGCGTCCCGGCTCGGCTCCGTGAGTGGCGTCCATGCGGCTGACATCTTCAGCGTCAAAGAAGAGGCGAAGCGATACGCCCGAACGTTCACGCCCTGGTATGTCGATCACTTCATCCGGGCGGGCAACGCCGGCATGAGGGCATCGAAGTGCGAGCTGTTCGACGACGGCGAGTTCAAGTCGCTGGCGTGGAAGGGCGACCCGAAGAAGCCGACGTCATGGGTATTCACGATGACGCCTGCTCAGGACGCGAAGCTCAAGAACATGATCTTTAACTCGGGCACGAAGGTGAGCGAAACGACGCTTGAGATTGTCGAACGCATGATCCACGAGGCCAATGATTCAAACTGGACGGTCGCTCAGCTCGCCCAGAACTTGAGCGACAAGGCGACAGACCTGGGACCGTGGAGGGCGCGGTTGTGGGCGCGGACGGAGAGCGCGAAGGTCGATAACTACGGAGCTGTCGAGGGATTCAAGGAAACCGAGTTCGTCGAGCTCAAGGGCTGGATGTGTAGTTTTGTACCGGACTCGCGTGAATCGCACATCGCGGCAGATGGGCAAGAGGTCTTGCTGGAAGAGGACTTCAACGTCGCGGGGGAGCGGCTTGAATTTCCCGGCGATCCGCGCGGGAGCGCGGGCGAGGTCTGTAACTGCCTGTGTGGCACGTACCCCGTCGTCGTGTCTATCGGGGAAGGAGGCGATTGATATGTCAAAGAAGATCGAAATTAAGGATTTAGAGTTCAAGTTCACCGTCGGGGGTGAGGATGCCGATGCCGGGACATTCACGGGCTATGCGTCCATCTTCGATATGGTTGATACCTACGGAGACGCGGTTCAGCGGGGCGCGTTCAAGAAAACGCTCCGGGAAAAACAGCAGTTCCCGCTCCTCTGGTCCCATGACATCGCCAAGCCCATCGGCATTATCTCGGGGAAAGAGGACAAAAAAGGCCTGGAAGTTACGGGGCAACTGAACCTTGACGTCCAGCTCGCCCGCGAGATCCGCTCGCTCATGGCTCAGGGTGCCGTGACGGGACTCTCTATCGGCTACAACGCAGTCAAGGAACTCATCGACTCGGAGACGGGCATCAGGAATTTACAAGAGATCAACCTTTGGGAGATCAGCCCCTGCGTCTTTCAGTCGTGTCCCGACGCGGTGGTCGATGATGTAAAAAGCAAGGAACCGGGTGCGGAGCCGGGGCAACCCACTCCACCCACGATCAAGCCGGAAACGCTCCACTTGATCGAGGAAATGACGGCCCGGATCAAGGAATACCTGAATTCATAACAGGAGGAACAAATTGGAAATCGAAAAACAAGTCGCCGATCTTAATGGCGCAATCAACAAGCTCATCGCCGACGTGCAGACCAAGCACGCGGAGATGGAGAACGGGAGGGCCTCGAAGGTAGCTTTCGACGAGTTCAAGGTCAATACCGACAAGCGGTACAACGAACTCTGCGACGAGGTCATCAAGCTCAAGACGCCCATCATCCAGGCCAACGAGGCCGATGTGGCGAAGGCAGTCAAGACAAAGGCTTTTACGGGCTGGCTCCGCAAGGGTAAGGGTGGCCTTAGTCCCGAAGAGCAGAAGGTTCTGACCATTGCGGACTCGGACCATGCCGGCGTGCTGGCTCCCTATGAGTACGTGCGGGAGATCATCAAGGCCCTGACGCTCTATTCGCCTATTCGCACGGTGGCAAATGTTCGGCAGACATCGGCCTATGCCGTCGAGTTCCCGACGGAACTCACCGTCCCGGCCGCGACCTGGATCGCAGAAAGTGCAGAAAAGACCGAGACGACCGGGCTCACCTACGGCCTGACCGAACTCAAGACGTTCGAAATGGCGCAACTGTTCAAGGCCACGCAGAAGATGTTGGAGGACAGCGTCTTCAATCTGGAAGCGGAGATCGCCAGCGTCGTGGGTCGGAAGTTCGGGGTCCTGGAAGGGACGGCGTTCTATTCTGGCAACGGCACCACGGCGCCCGAGGGCATCACGCTCAACGCGACGGTGGAGGCCGATCATCGGGATGTCCTGACAACCGACGTCCTGGTCTTTGACGACTTCATTGGCACGCAGTACCAGCTCGCCTCACCTTACGTTGCAAACGCAACCTGGCTGATGAACCGGACGCTTCTCGGTGTCGCTGTGACGCTGAAGAGCGCGACGACCAATATGTACCTGCTCCAGCCGAATCTCCAGCAGGGCCAACCGGCCACGATTCTCGGCAACCCCGTGCTGGAATGCCCGGACTTCCCGGCTATCACATCCACCGTACTCAGCACCACGCCCGGCGACGACGGCGTCGTTTGCGCACTGGGCGATTTCAGGGCGGGTTACACCATCGTCGACCGGGTGGACATCAACATTCAGCGGCTCGTCGAGAAGTATGCTGAGTTCGGCATGATCGGGTTCTTGGCGCGGCGGCGCGTCGGCGGCGGGGTTCTTTTGCCGGAGGCCATCCAGCTTCTCAAGAACATCAAGAGCTAGGCGAAGGGGAGGCTAAAGTGATCAACACGATTTCGGGCAACAAGGTAGTCAGCCTCCTGACGCCCATTATGGCCAATAACACGGCTGAGGGGACGGGCGTCGCAAAAGACCGGTGGGGGTATGGCGATGTTCTGATGATCGCCCATGTCGGGATTTCGGGTGACACGCTCAGCGGCGCGCTCTACTGGACGATTGCGTTCCAGGAGTGCGACGTGACCACGCCGGGCAGCTTTACGACCATCGCCCAGGCGGACCTTGAGGGAGGGACGCCGACCTGGGTTATCAACGAGCCTACCGAAGACGACATGACCATCACCCGGATGTACCGGGGGACGAAGCGGTATGTACGGATTCTCTTCACGCAGACGGGCACGCACACGAACGGGACGCCGCTCAGCGAGGTGGCAGTCATGGGACAGCCGAATCATATCCCCGTGACACAGGAGACAGAAGTTCAAGCTTAGTT